CATAAAAAAATCCCCCGACAGAGCCTTTTTGCTCCGACGGGGGATAACTGTTTATTAAACCTTCTTTAAATCTTTTGCCTTTACCGCCGCAGTGACCTGCCCGCCCTGACCGATAACAATATAGTCCTCTCTGTCACCCGAGCCTGCCTGCATAACCTCGTACACATTCGTGTACACAAATAACGCAAGCGAACCACCGTTATACGTCTTTGCACCGTAATTCACCTTGACTTTATCGCCTACAGCGAATTTCTGCGTTGTGTCATTGTTTTCCGTACTTTCCGCCTTTTTCGCCTTGTACAGATTCTCTGTATAAAGCCAGCCGGTAGGCACCGAGCCGATGCCTATAAGCGTTTCCTTGCCGCTTGCCGACACCTGCTGAACGGTATAGACCGTGTCATATACATAAGAATACGGCTCAACCCCGTTTGTAAACCTTGCGCCACGCTTCACCCTTACGCTTTCGCCCTTTTTGAACAGATTCTCAGGCTTATCGGGCTTTTCCGGCTTATCACCGCAGTTTTCCTTATACCTTTTTGCCGTTATCGCAGGATAATCTACAAAGCATATATCCCCGTCAACGTCCTTGCCTGCAATACTGTCAACGCCCCACTGCCACATTTTCTGCCCGTAATCATACCCGCTCGGGTAGTCTGGGCTTTCGGTCCAGTGCGCAAGCCATATGTCAACATCTGAAAGGCGGCTTTTGTCATAGTAATTTTCCATCCACGAAGGATTGGCATAGACACCGGACGGCAGTCCGATAGCGGTCATTTCAGTGCAGAATTTGAGTGCCATATCAGTACGCTGTGCAGTTGTCAGTTTATCTATCTGTGCCTGTTCTTCAGCGTCAAAAAATATCGGATATGCAGGTTTTAAGCCCTTTACAGCCTTCTTGCAAGCAGTAAGTTCTGCTTTAAAAGCATCGTCAGATGTCGCTTCAAAGTACCAGTAAAGCCCGTAAGGAATATTTCTTTTCTGGCACTCGGAGAGATTGCGTCTGAAGTAAGTGTCCTCGTCCGTGCGTATGCCGGCACGGATAATTACAAACTTCACGCCTGCCGACACAGCCGCCGTAAAATCGAACTGCTCCTGCGCCCTGCTGATGTCAATGCCCTTGATTTTTAACATATTATTCTTCCTCGCTTTCGCTCTTATTTTTAATCTGTTCCATTATGTTGGTTAACTTCTTCGGCACCGGAAGCCCCAGTGCGGCGGCATTCTCGATAATGCTGATGCCCTCGTTTGCAATGTAGAACAACATCACGGCCGACATTGCGGCAGGCGTTCCGCCGAGTATGTATGTATCGGCGATATGGCCAACTGCTACAAAGACCAGTATCAGAAACTTCTTTGCCAGACCTCTGAAGCCGACCTCTGATGATAAGCGCTTTTCTATGACCGCCACAATCACGCCTGAGATATAGTCCAGTGCCATAAACGCTATCAACGCCCAGAACAGCCCTGTAACCTCGCCGTACATAAAGCCTAAAACCGCTCCGACAGCACCTGCTATGCTGTCAATAATTATCTGTATCTTGCTCATTTTTTCGTCCTTTCCGCCTATTCGGCTAAAAAATCTTCTATTGCTATCATCTCGGCGGGTGTCAGAACGACATTCGTCGAGAGAATATCAATCTTTTCGGGTATATCAACATCAATGTTGAGCAGTTCCTCAAGCTCTGCATTGCAGACATCTACGTTTTCAGGGCGGATAACGTACTTCTCGCCATCCTGCTCGCCGTATTTCTGCAAGAGCTTCTGCCTCTGCTCATTGTACAGCTTAGTTTCTTCGTCGATACGCCTTGCCAGCTTTGCCACAGCATACGACTGTATGACGGGCAGTTCCTTGCTCATCAGCTTGCTTATGACGGGGATTGCATTTACTACAGTTGATAACTTCATAGCTTCTCCTTACTCTGCATCCTGGGCGGTATATACTGCGGTCTGAAACTCTGTATAATCCGCTCTGACTGTGGTTTTGTTTTCTTCATACAACTCAGCGTTTGATACTGTCATGCTCATCGTTACGGTCTTATCCGCCCTTATGGTAGCACTGAAATACGCTACGGTCTGTTCATTGCCCTCTCCGTCAGTGATATAGCTTGTACCGTCAAACTGTGTTGTTTTGTTACTTCTAAGCATAATTAACTCCTTTCGCTTAGTGCTTTTCTTAATCTTTTTATCTCATTCCACATCAGCGGAATAAACTGCTCATACGCAAGTGCGTATTGACTGCCATCGCCGTTTATATCGCAGAATCCTGCAAAATCGTCTGTCGAAAGCCCGCATTTTTGTAAAGCGGATAAAACATCTTGTGCGATAAAGCCGTAGTTTTTAGCGGTTGAATTGTCACCGTTATAGAAAAACGACTTTCCGTCAAGATAATCAAAAAGGTTTTCAGATTTGCTCGGCAAGTCGGCTATGTGGTTTTTCATACGGGCGTCGGATGAAACGGATATGGTACTTGAAGATGTCAGCGATGAACCTATCAACGATAAAGCTAAGTTAGAGTTGCCAACCACAATTTTTGATGATGAACACGCCAGCAACCTGTTTGCGCCATGATAAATTAATGATGGGTTTGAAGAATCGAAAAGGATGCCTCTTTTGAATGCAACATAATCGTTAAATACAGGCAACCATTTGTACACATCGGGAGAAATGCCACCTACCCCATAGTAACCCGCAATACCAATTGAGCAAATAGTCTTGTTTTCGTAACTGAAATAAATATCCGAAACGTCTATGCCACTTGAAAAGCGAGTTTTAATGTGAAAAGTTGAATTAAATCCATCGTTACTGTTTTTTTTACCATCGCAACACACACTGTATGCTGCAATATAGGTATTGCCGTTCATCTTATCCTTGTAGCCTAAATCTATTCGTCCGTATAATCCAGCACCACCAATTTGATTGGTGGCAACTATGCCTATTCCTGTTTTGCTATAGTCACTAAAATCAGTTGATCCCGGAGTAATATACCCAAGCTCTCTACCTAATGAATAGAACCGTATTTGCCCATTGTTCATTTCAGTTCCGTATTCCCCGTTATACGCAGAAAAACCTCCCAAAACGCTGATATTAACACCAGCCGTTTCATTTGTTCCTTCTTTGTGATTAATTGTGTCCAGCCCGTTATACAGTGAATTATTGCTTATCGTAAATCCACCTATCGTTCCACCCGTAGCTGTAATAGTGCCGGTGCTGCTTACTTTGAAGTATTTGCTGTCCCACTCGCCCGTTGCCAGCGTCAGCTTCATACCAGTGCCTTTTGCAACATCATAGTTGCCGCTTTTGATAACTCCGCCCACAATCACATCACCTTTGATTTTGGTCTCCGCAATAATCTCCAAGGCCTTGCTTGTCAGCTCCATACTGCTTTCCGATGTTCCCGATTTTACAATCCACGATATTTTGTCGGCTTTCTGCTCTACGGCGGAAACCTTCTGCGTTACGCTGTCGTTTGTCGCATATGTGCTTTCAACAGTTGCCTTAAAGCCGTTTACCGTTTGCTCAAGACTTGACTGCTTGCTTGATAACGATGTTATTTCGGCTGTGGTATCTTCGGGAGCAGGTGACCAGTCTGTAGCCTTAGTACCTTTTTCAAGTTTGATGTTGCAAGCCTCAATCATGCCGTTTTTATCAAGCGCAAGTGCCACGCATTCGAGCTTCGCTATGTCGCTGTCATTTATCGTCCACGTTTTTTTATAGTAGAGCCACTTGTCTTTAACAGTATCGGCCCCCACCGTCAGCGACAAGGCATACAGCTTTTTATCATCTGCCGAGCGAAACCGTGCCATTACATACCCGCTTGCGTCAAGCCCGACATCGCTTCTGACCTTTATCCACGCCGAAAGCGTGTAGCTTGTGCCGACGTTAAAATCCGTCAGAAAGTGACGCTTGCTTATGCCGAAATATCTTGCATTTCCGGAATACCCTGTTCTTGAAACCGCAAGGCTATTTCCTGATATTCCTCCCCCGACATTTATCACCGTAGTACCGCTCCAGCCGTTTTTGATGTTCCCCGTGCTGTCATACAGCAGATTTCTTCCACCTATCTGTATACTGTCAACCGCTGACTTTGTGGCGTATATTTCCGACACTGTTGTCCGAAAGCCCGACAGGTTGCTTTCAAGAGCGGAAGTACGAGTGCCGATACTGCCTATGCTTGCAGTCAGCTCCGTGAATTTTGCATTTATCGTCTGAGATGTTCCGTCTATGACGACCTTACTTGTATTAAGATAGGTGCTGTTGTCGGCATTGATACCGTCAATAACGCTTGATATATCCAGCTTACTGCCGCTGATATGTGCATCATCAGCTACCATATCATTTTTGATAATGCCGCTCTTTATCCCGTCTTCGTGAAGTCCGTCATAAGAAGTAAACATTATCTTTCCGTTTGCATCGGTAACGTAAATGCCATAGTCGGATTTACCGTCCTCGCCTATCTGGACACGGACGGTATTATTTACATCCTTGATCTGTATTGTGTTTCCGACTATCTGCAATTTTCCGCTGCTTGATTTTATCGTAAAATCATCGGTTTCGATGGTCTTTGACCGGAAGTTTGCGGCTGTAAGGTCCTTTATCAGCGCAGTCGCTATTTCCGCATTTTCGGCAGTCAGCTTTATAGATGTCAGTTCACCCGTGCCGGCTTTGCCTGACAGCAGAACATCTATGTTTGCAACATCGGATTTCAGTGATTTAAGTGTTGCCGTATCGGCCACAAGCTCATCTATATCCGCTTTCTTTGCATACAGCTGTTCAACATCTGCTTTCTTAGCCGTCAGATTGTCAATCGTGGCTATCTGTGCGGAAAGCTCGGTAATATCAGCCTTTGCGGCATAGATGTTTTCGAGATTAGCTATCTGTGCATTAAGCTCTGTGATATCCGCTTTTTCAAGCAATGCCTGCTTGGCGCTGATTATATCTGCTGTTATTCGTTCCGCCTGCTTCTGAGCAGGCGACTTATAGCTTTCACCGCTGTCCGCAGACTGTTCTTCAGCCGGTGCTTCTATTGTCATAGACAGGCCGCCGTTATATGCCACGGAAATAGTAGCGGCAGGAATTTTCACAGTTTCTCCGCCGTAGGTTATGCTCACCATATCCCACGCATCTATCAGCATATTGCCAAGCCTTAACGGGATTTCACCCGTGCGGTATTTAAATCCGTTTAATGACTTCTGCACCGTGTTCAGCTGATTTTGAGTCATAAACAGGCAATCGTATGTTATCGCAGTGCCTGTGCCGGCTGTAAAATCTCCGCACACCACACGTCCGACTGTAATATCGTCGGTAGCAACTGTGGGTGTATCATAGCAAAAATCGGACAATTGCACCGCCGTAGTATCAAACCACTTGAACGCTATCTTGCCGGTACGGTCACAAACGGCGAATTTGCCGTACAGCCCTGCGATATATCCGATTATTTCACGGCAGGTATAGCCCTCCGGCTTGTCCTTTATCGTTACCGCCGTAAGCCCCGAAGTATTAAAGGCAACGCCGCACTTTGTCGCTATCTCAGACAGCATTTTCAGCGTTGTGGACGGATACGACAGGCTTGAAAAATAGCCTTTTTCCGTCTTTGTCATGTTATCCTCAAGCGTTACCGACAACAGTTCTCCGCTTTTCTCGATTTTCTTTACCGTAAGCACTCCCTGCGGTGCGTATTCGCCGTTCACGCCAAAATACAACGTGCAAGCGCTTCCCTTTCTGACCGACGCAGGAAGTGCCGACAGCTCGACTTTTGCGTTTGCTATGACAGTTCCGCCCGGCACTATGCTCTCACTGCACGATCCGCCCGAATAGCTTACGCTGAACAGATCGTTCACCGTTACATTATTACCGAAATCCAGCTTGCAGCAGTAGACAGGCTCAGCACCATTAACGGCTGACAGAAAATCATCCGAAACATTTGTATACAAGCTATCACCTACCTTTCTATCAGATTTATTGACACACTCTTGTAATAATAGCCGCTTCCTGCGTACAGCTTACCTGTGGCGGTGAGATCTGTACTGTATGCGGTTATCTCCTTATATTCGCCGTCATAGTCGAATTTTACGGCAAAATAATCGGGTTTGCTCTCAAACAGATTACGCAGGCTCTTCACCTGCGCTTCTGTGAGAAAAGACCATTTAAGCTCTATCTTGTATTTCCAGCAAAGTATGCTTCCGACAGTTGTTCCTGCGGCATTTCTGACGGTGTTTGGTTCCCACGTCTTGCATCGTGTGGCATTATAGCCGTCAATATCGGGCGGCGGGAGCAGAACACCCTTAACCCATATCAGATTTTTAGCCAAGCGCATTTACCCCCGTTCTGTATGTGTTCTCCTTGTTCAGACGTACTATCAACCGGTAAAGCGTTTTACCGTCAACCTCACCCTTAGCGATAAGATTAAGACCTTTCAGAAACTCCAGTATCTCACGAAGCAGAAGTACGACTTCCGTCATATCTCCGCCTTCGCCGATGATGTCCTTGAGCTTTGACAGAGGCGCAATTACCTCCGGGTCTGTTCCTGCATTACGGTTATCACCGACCATTGCAAGCGTAGGCGCATACGCAAGACCGCCCTTTGCAAGTTTAGGTATCAGCGGAGGATTTTCAGGCATTGAGAAATGCCAGTCCTGACCGAACAAATCGCCTATTGCGCCTGCCACACCGCCGATAGCGTCAACTATACCCTTAACTGCGTTGTAAATGCCTGTCCAGAGCATATTAATACCGTCGATTATCAGATTGATAACGCCTTTGATCACGCCCCAGATTGTGTTCCAGATACCGCTGAAAAAGTCGCATATTCCCTGCCAAGCCTTATTCCAGTCGCCTGAAAATACACCTGTTATAAAGTCTATCAGTCCGCCGAAGGTCTTAATAATACCGCCGATTATATCGCCGATAGCGGTAAATACAGTGTCAAAAACGCCTTTGACCGCCGCCAGTACATTTTTTATCGTGGGCCCCAACGTTTTCACGAACCAATCGACAAACGGCTTTAGAAAATTCCATACTGCTTTTACGCAATCCACGATTTTTGCGACAACGGCAACGACCTTTACATAGACAGGCTTTATTGCTTTGTCCCACAGGGATTTTATAAGGTCACATACCCACTGTATAACGGGCTGTATCCACTCTTTATAGACCGTCAGCACTGTATCACCGACTGAAGTTATAAGCGACTGAATAGCTTCCATCATCGGTTCGCCATACTGCGACCATAGCTTTGCCGAGGTTATCCACAAATCGCTCCATACGCCCTGCAAGGTTGTCAGTATCGGCATAACACCGGTTACAAAAACCTCGTCGAATATTGTCTTGACGGTTTCAAAGAGCGTCGTCATAACCTCTGCGGTCGCCGTCCACTGATCTGTCAGCAACGGTAACACAGTTGTTATCATTGTGTTCAGCGAAGGGAAAATAACGTTATCCCACAGCTGACCGAACACAAGATTAAACGTATCTCCAAGCCCTGAAGCTATCGTACCTATTGACTTAAACGCTGTCTGAAGCGCCGGAGTCAGATTATTTGTAAAATAGTTCTTGAACGGCTCGGCAAGAGTTGCCATATCACTCCAGGCCTTGCTCATATTATCCTTGAAGCCCTCTATAACGGGTGCGAATTTTTTGCCTATCTCCGCAAATATCGGAGCAAAATTTGTATCGAAATACTTTTTGACGTTTGCAAACTGCTTTTTCAGCAGAGCAAACCCCTTTTTAATCTGCTCACGGATCTTATTTCCGATACCCTCGGCTGTCTTATCGCCCTCGCTGTCAAGTGCAGAGAGATCAGAGGAGGAGCTGTCGCTCTCGTCCTTTGAAGCAACATTCATCTCATCAAAACTTGCAAGGAAACGGCTGTTTTCCTTAGCCTTTTTTCCGACAGCTTCGACCTTTTTTGCCGCTTCAAGCGACTTTTTATACGTTGTGCCGAACAGCCCCGAAATAAAGCTCGCTATAGCTTTTGTTGCTGTGGCAAGTCCGGATGCCAATGTATTAAGCGCAGGCATGATAGCGTTTACTATAGGCGTAAACGCAACCTGAAGATTGCCCTTTATCTGCTTTACACTGTTGCCGAACTCCTCGTTTGCTCCGATAGCGTCCGACATTACCGACTTTATGCCACGAAACGCCGCATAAAGCCCTGCCATAAGAAACGTAGATTTAAGTGCGGATTTGACACTTTTACCAAGTCCGCCTATTGTCTTGCCGAATCCACCGGCAGAAGTTTTTGCTTTGCCGAGCGATTTTTCAGCAGAAGCACCTACTTTTTTGACCGACTTTTCAAGGTTATCAACAGGTTTTTCTGCTCTTTTGAAATGGCTTGCAAAAGAGGAAGCCAGTTTTTTCACAGGAGTAATGACCGAGTTATTGACCGCCGTGCCTACCGTTTTCAACGTGTTCTTCACCTTTGAAACAGGCTGTGTTATCTTGCTTGCCGCCTTATCGGCCGTTTCCAGCACCTGCTCAATCTTTTTACACCCCGAATCCAATACGGCGGTAGTTTTTTCTACCGCACTCTGCACTTTTTCGTTTGATGCAGCAGCCTCTGTTACCGCTGTTTTAACCTGCAGCATTTTGTCTATCAGCATCGCTATGACAGGTAACGATTGCAGATTTATGTTGTTTGTGCTTTCAGGTATCTTGTTTACCGCTTCGGCAGCCTGCCGTGCGGCTTCAGCCAGCTTTTTGGCTTCTGCATCCGCCTGCATTGCCTTATCTATCTTGGCTTTAGTAGCTTCGGACTGCTGCTGCAGTTTCAGCATACTTGTTTCAACAGCGTTTATTTTTTCTATTATGGCATTGCCCTTTTCGCCTGCCATGTCTTTATCAGACATTGCCGCCATTTCTCTGTTAAGCTGTTTCCACTTCTCCTGTGCAAGCTCTATTTTTTCGTTAGTCAGCTCAAGACTTTTGTTCAGACGGTCGATAGGTTCGGAAGGAATTTCAAAACTGCCGACATCAATTTCGGGGAGCTCCTCTTTTTCTTTGGACTTCTTCTTATCGCTTTTCGGCTGATAGTTGTTCACGAAATCCATAGCTTCTTTGCTATAACCGGGTCCGAACTCGTACTTGTTATTTATCGCTTTGCCAAGGCTTTCTGCTTCCTTTTCCGCTTCCTTTACAGGCTCAACAAGCGCCTTTTCCAGCGTTTCGGAAGCCTTTTCGGCACTTTCGGATATAGAGCTTTCAAGCGTCTTTCCTACCTCTTCGGCGGGCTTTTCGACCTTCTGCACAGCCTTTTCAACGCTCTGCGTCACGGTCTTTTCTACAGCCTTGCCGACTTCCTCAACAGGCTTTACAGCCTTATCAGTGGCTTTTGCCACACTGTCGGTAAGTGCCTTTTCGGCGGTTTCACCGACCTTATCCCACTGTGCCTGTATGCTTTTCTGTAAAGCCGAAAGCTGTTTGTCAAGCTCTGCGTCTATTATCAGCGACAGGCTGATAGTGCCTACTGACGCACCGTTTCCGTCAGCCATTTACTCACCTCCCCCAAATGCCTTTTTTATCATCATTTCAAGAGCCGTTATATCGCTCTGTATCTGTTTTGGAGTTTTCTCCGCAAGCTGTTTCTTCGCTCTGAATGCCGCCCACTCCCGCCGTATGCGATTTTCATACGGCGAAAAGTGTTTGAGCATCTCCTTGTTATTCTCGCTTCGTATCCGCACTGTCTGACCGAGCGGAGTATCATTCATAATGCCGGATACAAGGCTCAGCCAGTCAGAATAGTGCAAATCGTCCTGCTCGGACGGCAGTATGTGATACTGTTTTGCTATCGACTGCCGTATCAGCTCACGGTCATACTCGACATCGTACCAGACTTCATTACTCGTGAAATCGCTCGGTATCTTCCTGTCCCGTCATGGCGGATATTACTATCTCGGACAGCTTCTGATATGCCGCCCACGGCATATTCATTTCGCTTATCTCCTTAGCGGCGGCAGGCTCGAACGCCAGCTTGAACATCTCGTCAATCTTTTCAATGTCCTTCTTTTCGCCGTTATTGTAAAGCGCCATTACCTTCTTGACCGTCTTTTCACGATCGTCTACCTTGTAGACCTTTTCACCGATTCTGATTTCGGGAACGCCCACGAGTAACTTTTCATCAAGTGTGTACATCTTAGCCATTGTATTTATCTCCTTACTTTGCGTCTGTAAATGTGGGCTTGCCGTCCGACATAATGTCAAACGCAAGAGGTGCTACCGCTGTGGAATCGCCAGACTCCCACTCCGTCACGTTTATAACGCACGGTATTGTCAGCGTTGCGCCGCTGGGAAACGTCCACACTACAGTTGTGTGGCTGTCTGCGCCTGTCTTAAGTGCAAGTCCTGCAACATAATCGTTGCCTGCGTCACCGATGTTTCTCTTGCCGGATACGCTGACGGTCAGCGCCTTACCTGTCACAAGTCTTCTTGTCCAGCCTTCCTGATCGAACGGCTTCCACTCCTCGACATTGCCGTCAATGGAAACCGAAAAGCTCTCCATATCGGCAATAGTTACAAGATTCTCGGCTGTCGCACCTGTTCCGCCTGTCTTGTCAATCTTGAACTGATTTTCATATACGGGATATACTCCTGTTTTGTTAGCCATTGTTAATTACTCCTTTCGTAATAAACCGTCACATCAATAACGTACTCGCAGATACCTCTTTCATCTCTGCCTGCGTTATGCACCTCACTGCAACTCAAAAAGCCGACCGTGTGCCCCCCGGCAGTATAGCCGTGTACATCGGTCAGCTTATCAAGTATTTCGTTTGCCGCACTCTCGGCTGTAGTCGGATTGTCCGTCCAGTGTATCAGTACGCTGATGTGCTTTTCAAGTGTTTTCGTGCAAGGCTTACCGCCTATGCTGATTTTCTTAGGATAGGTGTTTTTTGACGCATACACGCCGATACACTTATCCTGATTTGCATCTATACAGCCTGCGTATACGTCCTCGATGCCGAGAACATCAGCAAGCATATCGGCTGTTTCAAGTAACGTCATACGCCTGTTCTCCTCTTGAAATCATATATAAACGCATCATGGGCAAGGTCTTTCTTTTCCCCGCTTACATAAGGTTCAAACCACCCTGCCCCTGCGTTTGCGTTCTTGCCCTGCTGGAAGTGATATTCAGGGTGATAATACAGCCGCCTTGCCTGAGGAGAACCGGTGACTATAGTTGCTCCATTCTGAGTTGTTGCAACGAAAGTCTGATTATTCTGCATATCGCCCGTGTCAAACGGCATTGTCTGTGAGCTTACAAGGTCGGTATGTACCTGTTCCAATGCTACCTCAGCACTTTTTAACGCCGCCGTTTCCAGATTTGCTATTGCAGCCTTATCAAGCTTTACGGTCACTTTTATCACTATATCAGCTCCAGTCTTGTGTAATTTACCGTCCCGTCGGGGTTTTTAGCCTTTTCCGAGCCGTATATCTTGTACTCTCTGCCACCTATCTCCACAGCTCCGTCAACTATCGGGCTGTCCGGGGCAATATCACCGCAGAAAAGAGCCTCGCCCGAAAGCGTTATAAGCTGTTTTTCTGCGGATAATTTCTGCCGTGCTTTTTCCGAATGAAAGCACTTACCCTCAAATATGACCGTCCGTTTCTTTGAGCCGTCACGGTTAAGCCCGTCTGTACGATAAACAGTACAAGATGTTGTACAAACCCTTTCGGGTACAAGTTTCGGATATTTCATTATAACCCCCTGTAGCAAAGCCCCGTCTGCAACAACGTGTTATAAACCTGCCGTGTTGTAGTGACACCGCAGTAATTTATAACCTTAGAGCTGTCAAATGACATTGACACACCGCTGATACTATAGGAACTGAGCGGGCTGTCAAGCAGCTCGGCATTGTCAAAAACAAATGCTGTCTGCTGTGACAGTGCCAGCCTTACCTTATCCTGCTGAAACGCTGTCAGATTGTCGAATCCTATAGCTGTTATGCGGTTGAAGGTCAACGTGTCGATGTCGCTCTCCGCCCTGTTTTCAAGAGCGTTGTACTGCTGTTCGGTTATCGTACTGTCGGGGCATAAGGTCTGAAATTCCGCAAAAGTGAGGTACATTAAGCCTCACCCTTTTTTGTCTTTGCCGCCCTTACCTGAGCAAGCTCATCACGGAGCTTTGCTATCTCCGCCTGAGCCTTTTCATATTCGGCATACGGCACGGTAGCCTGCGGAGAATGCTCCACAGCCCCGTTATCGCCGATGATGTCATACCCCTGTGCAAGGTATGACTTCTTCTCGGCTTCCGTGATAGTATACTGCTTGTTTGCCTTTACTGCTACCATAGTTACCTCCTTAGTATGTTACGACTATAGCCTTTGCGTTGCCGGGAGCGGTATTGAATGTTATCACGCCCGATGACTTGTCATAGCTGTAGTCTGTTGTCGCTGTGCCGTCCACAGTTACGCCGATGAGCTTTTCGGGCTTGTCGGTCACTGTGAATGCAGTTGTCGTGCCGTTACCTGCAAATGTCTGCGTCAGAGCAGATACATTCATGATACAGCCGTCAACAAACAGGTGATCTATCGCAAATGTACCGTTGTACTTGCGGTTCTGGTATAGATAGTTGTCTGCCGTTCTGCTGTCAGAGCCGGGAGCAAACAGATGTATATATGCGTACTTATCTCTCGACACCTGGCATTCGGGGTCAATGAGAATGTAGTTTATCTGCTTTGCGCCGACACCGGGCTTACAGCCGTCCGTGAAGTCGTACACGGTCTTGAAACGAGCTGAGGGAACAGTAACGATATTGCCTATATCGTCAACGGAATGGATACGTCTGTCGATACCGCCGCCGCTCTTGATGTCGAGCGTTCTCTGAATACCCTCTGCGTTCTTGAGTATCGTCTTATAGTCTGCGGTGACATAGAGTATCATTCTGTCGAGGGGTACGCCCTTATCTTCAAGCGTCTTGAGATTCTCGTCAAAGTCCTTGAGGACATTCTCAATCGTGAGCTTGTCGTGCTTTATTGTTGCACCCACTCTTACAGCCTCGGCATACAGCTTTGAGAATGTATAGCTGTCGTGTTCGGGGATTGCCTGCGTCCTGTCGAAACGGCTCTGAATGTTCGCCAGTGATACAACGGTATCGGTTTCGTCAAAGTCCATAGGATCTACTACGAACTCGATAGAACGGTCGTGATCGAGCGTCTTTGTTTCGTAGTTGTTCTCGTATGTACCCTGAGGGAAGCCGAGCGATGCTCTTGTGTGGTCCTTATAGCCGGATACCGACAGAGTGGGTATCTTGATTGTTTTCCCGCCTCTGAGCTGAATATCGGAATTTGAGTGATAGAGAGCGTCGGCCTTTGATTCCTGACCGTAAAGCTCTCTGAGCTGATTGGTATACTGTTCAGCATAGTTGATTGTGTTTGACATTTTTACACCTTACCTTTCTTACTTCTTTTTCTTGATACCGAATGCGTTATCAAGTCTGCTGTTGTCGGGCTTTTCATTCTTGTCGGAACTGCCTGCTCCGACCTTGAATCCGCCCTGCTTTTTGCCGTCTGAGCCGTCAGCCTTCATATCGGGATATTTCTTGACTACCGCCGACAGTGCCGAGTTGATGTCCTCGCTTTTGCCGGACTTGACGTAGCTTTCGGCAATAGCCACAGCATCGTCCATACAATCGGGCTTTACACCGAGCGACATTGCGGCTATCTGTGTTTTCAGCCTTAAAATCTCCTCGTCCTTTGCATCGGGAACGGCGGGTGCAGGCTCAGATTCGGGCTTATCCGCCTTTTCTTCGGGCTTATCGTCCTTCTTGTCCTCTGCCTTGCTCTCATCGGGCTTCTCTGCCGTGCCGTTATCGTCCGTCTGCTTGTTGTCGGCGGGCTTCTCTTCGGGCTTAGGCTCATCCTTCTGCTCCGCTGCGGGAGCGGGCTTCTTCTCCTCTTCGGGAGTTTTCTTTTCGGGTTCCATTGCTTTACCTCGCTTTCTTTGATTTTGGGTATAAAAATACCGCCCTCGTGGAGCGGTAAAATTATCAGTCTTTATTTGTAAAAGTAATCGGTATAATCATTTCCGGCAGAAAATTCATTTCATAATGATATTTATCAATGTAAGCACCGCTTACGTCTTCCACTGTGTACATTGTCCAGTCATTCAAATACACATAATCAACCTTGTACACGTTCGGAGCAACTTCTATCGTTACAACCAGCTCGTTTGCTTCGTTGTTTGAAATAGAAAAATTACCAATAAGCTCAAGCACTGGTTTGTCGCTCCTTGCATTGATAACCGACAACCGCCTTGTCACATTGAAGTTATCGGCTTCTTTCTGCACATTGTACGTCACTCTGTCAGCTTCCGTGCAACCACACAGAAGAACCGCCGTCAGTATAAATCCGGCTCCGGAAATAATGATTTTCTTAATTTTGTTCATACTAAAAATCCTTTCGTTCGTATTTTAGATATAAAAATACCGCTCCAAAAGGGGCGGTAAAATTATTAAGTTTGGTTGTGCAATTGATTGCACACGGGTATAAGAAAACCGCTCACTGCTGTGGGCGGTTAGGTCAAATATCAATATTAACTATTCGTCTTCTTGCTGTTTTGCGGTTGAAATCTCGTTCCCATTCTATCGCCGCACGGCGTATATCTTCGGGTGCGTCATCTTTTAAAAAGCGTCTGCCAGTACCTTTTCTAATTTCAGTCCACTCAGCAATTTTAATCGGCATTTCCTGCATATTATACACCTCCTGTAATTATTCTGAAAATAGCCTTAATGGTTTTTGATTGCTTCTTAGGATTTAAATAGCTTGCAGCCACACATTCGGAAATAAACTCTGCTATATCTCCGTCTATATAAGACGATGGGATAGCATAGCCGTTCTGATTTTCCATTGCCATATCAAATATTTCTACTATTTTGCTGTATTTTTCTTTCCACTTAGGATCATACAACCAATGATGAAGCTGTATTGCATGACCTATTTCGTGCCTCATAGCGTGTCTTGGATGTCCTGTAGACCACTTACCGGCTTTATATTTCTCTTGTGCAACACTCGCCATAATCTTCAAACCGTTTTTCTTTTCAGCGTGGCGAAGAGAAATCCGCTGACTATTGTCATTATAAAGACCTTCGTCTTTAGAAACAACCGTCAATACATTAACGCCGGACACAGTATCAATCTCGCCATACATTTCAACAGCTTTCTGATATTCCTCGTTAAAAGCTTCTCTTACTTCTGCTGTAACCTTAGGCTCAAAAGAATATTCATACTTGTACGGTTCGGTGGTGTTGTCACCTATAAAGTGATCAATATTATCCTCTTCTATTATATCACTTTCATCCGAATTGTCAACAGTATCATCTGTAAAATTCTGTACGTCTTCTTCGCTGTCTGCCGTTGCTTCGACAGGCTGTTTTACAGTTTCCTGTACGTTTTCTGTCGTTTCAGCAGTTTCATCGGCTTCATCAGACACAACCGCAGTCGGCGTATCGTCTGTGTCTTCGTTGCTCTGAACGGTCTTTACAGGCTCAGGCCGTACAAAATTCATTGTATTTTCGTTATTATCTGGCTTAGAAACGTTATTTTCCGGTTCAGAAACGTTATTATCCGGCTGAGGAATATTAGGCTCTTTATTTGTCGGAACAGGATTTTTGCTTTCGGTATCGGTAGCTTTAACAGGCGCTTCTTCCGTTCTCGGTGCTTCCTGCTTCGGCTCACCCTTACCGCTGTAGATCTTCTCTCTTGAATAATCTCTGCGGAGAACATCGTCGTGCTCTTTGATAAACTCTCTGAGCTTGCCTTGTTCCTCTCGGAGCTTACGCTTATACTCCTTGACCTTCTTCTCGTCCTGCGTGCCCTCAACCTTGCGTTTGAGCGCTCTTATCTTGCGCTCCATAGCCCGTTGCTTTTCTTCAAGCTCTCGCTGTTCCCGTATCTTCTCGGCAGGAATCGGCTTTGGTATCTTTGTAAGCCCCTCTATGTACTGCCCCATAGTATGACGGCAGTTAGGGTGGAACAGCCCGCCTCGGATTGCCACAGACAACAGCATAAACCACTTGTCACAGTAGTTTGACTTGCCGAAGTCGCCGCTTCTCTCGCCGTTCCATACGGTAAACACATCGTCTATGTAAACCTTGCCTTGCCACGGCTCACACGTTTTTGAACAGCCGCCGTACTGCGATATAAGCACAGTGTCATATCCAAGCTCTGCAAAGCGTTTAGCCGCACCCTGCAATGTTGCCCTTGTGGACGTTGTGCGCAGTGCCATACGCACATAATCGGCAATATTAACTCGCCTGCCGTCTGCGTATACAATGCAGTTTATGCCTTTGTCGAGAAAGTCCCTTGTTGCAAGGTCGATTGCTTCATTAAGCGTAATTGAGCCTGTGCCCATCATAAGCTGTACCTTGTTCAGCGTTGTGCGGTAAACATCGTCCATATTGCGCACAGCGGCGGTAAGGGCGGTCTTTTCAAGCGTTGTCACGTCTTCCATCAGCTTATCCATCTTCGGCTTGTTGACACCGAAGAAATGATCATCGGGTATAGCTGTCGGCGCTTCGGGCGGCTGAGGCTGTGCCGGAACATCGGGAACATTGACGCCGCTTTCCGAAACATCAATGACCGACTGCTCCGCTGTATGCTCTCCCTCGTGAAACTGATCCGTCATAAGCTGTCGGGTTTCATCGTCAATAACATCTACATATTCGTCCGCTATCTGAGCGTTCTCCTTGCGGAAATTGTCAATGTTATTGAGCTTTTCAGCCTGCCACGCAGACCATTCAAAGCCTTCTTTTTCTTCTTCAGCTTTGTGCCGTGAAAGATTGCGTTTCAGCGAAGCAATGAGCCTTAACTCTATCTCCTCGAATATCCTTGCAATATCTCTGAAACTAAGCAAGCTCATCACCTACCGCAGATGTCGCACCATCGGCAAGCCCCTTTTCCTGCATTATACGCTTGACTTCACCGGCTTTCCATTCGTCATCTTTAGAACTGCCCCACAGCTCCTCGACCTGCGTTTCGACCGACATAATGCCGTAGGTACTTGCCTTGCCGACTGTTTCTACACGGCTGTCAAAGTCGGGTGCGCCGTACTCACCGAAATCAACGCTTACCTCATATTCTTCGGGGGCTTTGCCCTGCATATTGTCGTATGTTTTTAATACAGCCGACACAAGCTCAGGCAGAGCCTTTTCAAGCGCTGTCGTTATTGTGTTCCGGGTGTTGCCCGTAACGTCCTTCTTCTCTCGCTGAGCGTCTGCGGATTGCATTTTTCCGACATCTATACCGAGCGTGGCAGGCGATACAAGTCCTTGTAGACACATAAGCAGGCAGTTTGTATACGATGATACAAATGCGTCATACTTGATGTCGGGCTGGACTACCTCAATCTTCGGGGTAACGCCCTCCTGCAACGGCTGACTTATCGTGATGTAATTGTTGCCGAACTGGTTGAGCTTTCCGACCGAGCCGTTCTCGGCATTGCGGGGAATCATATTATCGGGTATGTACTGCTTCACACGTCCCATTCTGATTGCGTCCCACCACTGCGAGATAACCTCGTCCAGAGCGTCAAAACAATCGGATTTACCGCCGTCGAATATACTCTTGCCCCTGCCCGGATATTTCTTAGAAGCGTAAAACTTCAGCGGTACAGCCATTATATAATCCCCTGCAAACTCTACCCTCGGTTCTATCCCGGCAAGGCAAGGAACACTGTCAAGGCTCACCTCGTGACCGCTGTGGTCGTACAATCGGCTTTCAATGTAACCTCTGCCGTAATGCTCCTCAAGCTGATATATCCTGTTGCCGTCTTCGTGGGCACTGCGGAAGATAACTTCTGACAGCACGCCCCTCAGATAGCGATATTCGATCTTGTCGGCTCCCACAAATTCAACAATAGGCGTTAAGGACAGCGTATCATCGACCGAAATCTTGAAAGCGCCGTCACCCTCAACGAGCGTATCTACTATTGCCTTTCCGACAAGTGCGGTAAAGTCCGTGTTCTGCGATATATCCTCAAATGCCGCTCTGCCTTTTTCGCCCTCGACCGCTATATCGTCCATATCCGAATAAACGATATAGGCGAGCGTATCGGCTATAATGGCAGGCAAGCCGCTGTGTATCTTGCGGACTTTCTCGTTATCGGGAACGCTCCCCCAGAAAGAATTTGTGCCGCAGCCGAGCTGCTTGAAGAACTGCGACAGCTCATAAGCGTCACCTCTGTACCACAGTTTTGCCCGAAGAATGTCCGCCATAAGCCCCGTTCTTTCGTTCAGGACAAAGGTTTGCTCCGATGCAGGATTTATATTGAGCCAGTTCAGAAACATCTGTCTGACTTTCTCTCCTATGTCAAATTTCATCTGTTTTCACGCTCCCTATAAGTGATTTGAACGGAAGCCAGGCATACTGGCAGGAGTTTATGCAGTGATCGTTGCCGTCCTCCGGCTCTGCCTTATCCTCTTTCCAGCTGTATATGTTAAGCTCCGCTATGTAATTTTTGCAATGTTCCAGGATATAAAAATCACCTGCCGCCAGCCACGCTGACTGCAAGTGAATACGGTCGATTATTTTCGTTTTCTTGAACGCAGGTATGAAGTTATACAGGCTTCCCGAAAGCCGCTTGAATTTCTGACATTCGAGTATCGTTGCCTGATCTGCGCTGTCTATGTAGACATCTTTTGCAAAGCCCCACAGCCTACGGTTCTTCTCTAAAAACTCGGTAAAGATTTTCGGAATATCGGACGGTGTAAGCGGTATCTGACGGTCACGGTTGTTGTATGTTTCCTCGTCAAGCGTTACGCATTTGCGGTCCACCGTGATTCCCACAAATGTAAATGCTATCGTATCAGGTGAAGACTGCGAGTAGGCTGTATCTAAACCCGCCGAGAACCGCTCGAATTTAAAGCCTTGCGCCGTACCGAGTGAAATTATATTACGGGGTTGTAAATCAAAAACAAGCCCCGTTGCACGCCCTCTCAAGCCCAGTATCTTGTTCTTGTACAGCTTAGTGCCCTTCGGGGCGGCAAGCATCTTTCGTTGTATGTCCTCATCGGTCAGCGAAAGATTATCACGAAAAGTAAAGAACCAGTACCGCCAATCTGGCACAGGTTCTTCCGTAAGCTCTTTCATTATTTCATCCGGCACGTCACAGGCGTATTTTTTGTATGGACGTGAACGGTTGACAAACTCTTTATACACCGGCAAGCCCGGATCATCGGGGTTCAGGGTAGCCATAAGGTAATCATTTCGGGTAGACATCTCACGGACAAACTCTATATCGGCGGTATTTATCTCGTCGATATAGACGCACCCGAACTGAGCGCCGAGTGCCATCTGCCATTTATCCTTGTTGTCATATCCGAGAACATAGATTATCTTGCCCTCAAACTTGATATGCGGCAGTTTATAATCCTTATCGCCGTTGCCGAAATACTTTGCGTTTGCGTGAAGGTCAAGAATGCCGTTGTCCTGCTGAATAATCGTTTCTTCTGCCTTGCCGGTTGTCTTTGCGGCAATAACGTGGAGTTTCTTTCGGCTTGCGGACACCATACGCATGAACTTTACGCCTGCGCCGACGGTTGTCTTTCCACTTGCGGTAGTACCTTCGAGAAAGTCCGCTGTCACATTATGCACGCTGTTGATGAAGTCGATATATTTTTGTGACAGAGGAAAACTACTCGTCAAGCCCCTCACCGCCTATCTGAGCGAATACATCGGATAGCTTGTCAGAAGTTCTGACTTCTGCCTGTATCTTCGCAACATATTCCCCCGTCATCTTATTCAGCGTGTCTATAGCTCTGATACGGTCTGACAGCTCGTTCTGCTTATCATTAGCTATATCGGATAACAAAGCCTGCCGTTCTCTTGCGGTCATTATGCGTGCAGTCTGGGCGTCTTCGGTGAGCTGTTTTATGTATTCCGTAATTGTAGTATTTTGTAGTAATTTTGAAGCATTAGTATTTGCATACTTTTTACTGTATCCTGCCTGTATCGCACTCTGAGCGGCGTTACCGCACTGAGCGTAATATTCGGCAAATTTCTTCTGTCTTTCGGTCATTGGCGGTACACCGTCCTTTCTTTTTGGGTATAAGAATACCCGACACCGTTGTGCCGGGCTTCAGGAGGAAAACTTATTATTGTAGTTTTCCCATTCTAATTTTAGCACACTTGATTTCGGACATCAATAGGACAACGGCGGACATTGGCGGACATTAACGGACATCAGCGGACAATTCTTTGAAATATCTGTCTAATGCCTTGCGTAATGATTCTCCGCTCGTTTCATCACACATACCTGCAACCTCGTCCCATGTAAACGTCTTAGATCCACAGCCTATGCAATACAGCTTCAGCGCCTTGTGAAATCTTCTGACCGGTATTGCGTCTATAAAAGCACATATTTTCTCGTTTTCGGCTTCTATACGGCTTTTCTCATTAAGAAGCGATACAGTACCAAGCCCGTGTATATAACCTTCGTCTTTTTTTGTCACAAGCTGATATGCCGGCGGTCCCGCTGAACCCTGAGTACTTATCAGCACTTTTTTCTTGCCGAGTTGCCTGTCTATACATTCAAGCAGCTCACAATTTGCACGGTATTTTTCTAAATCTGATAATGTCATTCCGTTTCCTCCTCTTTCTGAACTGCCTCATCGCAAAAATCTTTTGCAGGACAGTCTTTGCACTCTTCTGCTATTGGATGTCTACAGTAAAATCCGCATTCTTTCACCAATGCGATTCTGTCTTTCGGATCTGACCATTCCATTTCTGTTTTACCTTCGACGTAATACTTGTCCATTTGCGGTACTCGTCTTACTTCAATATCGCTTGCGTCTTTACAGCAACTTGTGCATAGCGCAAGCGATTTTGCTTTGTCTCGTGTTTCAGCAAAGACGACTGTTGCTCCAAAATTAACAGTTTCTTTTACAAACCAAGCTTTCATCATGCTATCTTCTCCAATTACCTCCGCTATCATATTATCCATAAGTTTCTCAAGCTCCTCTGGCGATATTCTGTAAGTTACAATGCTTGTGCCAAGTAATGTCGTTGTCGATTCACTTGCCGTCTGCTGAAAACGGCAGACAAACTCTCTGATTGTGTCTGCGTTGCTTCTGTCAGGAATTTTGCGCCCACAGAACAGGCAGGTTTCGGTTGCGGGTTTGCGTTTAGTCATTATTTATCTCCTTTGTCCGTCTTTTTTGTCCATCTTTGCCCCGCAGTTAGGGCAGTACGGATGTGGATAATCGTCAAGGTCATTGTCGGGGTGCAAGCAACAGCTACACACTCGATCGTGAAAATACCCTACTTGCCAATATCCGTGCCTTACTGGCTCGACATCAGCCGCAGGTATGCAATCTACAGCATAATAAATATCTGCCGCAATGTTCATAGGGCAAGTTTCATCTCCTGCTATATCGTTCATAATTTTTGACAATACTTCACGCTTAATATATTCTTTCATTTTCAACCTCCTCCATATTCACGACGGACAAGCTGTCCGCTTTTCTGTCTTTAAGCTCAAGCACATAATACCAGCCTCTTATCTTGCTGTAACGGGATATAACACCGCTTATTGTGTATTCGGCGGTTATTCCTCCGTGTGTATGCCTTACGGTCTGACCGCTTACCATAGCCTGCTGAACTTCGTCTATCGTCATTTCAGCACCTCGACCTTGATATATATTCCGGGATTTGCCGCCCAGAACTTTTCGCATATCTCGCTTGCGACAAGCGCATCATCAGTCCAGAAACCGCAAACAGTCATGCAGTCCTTCAGCATTTTCTGAAGATTGTCGGTATCTGGCTTCGTTATACGATACTCTCCGTCTTTGTGCTGTTCTTTCGGGAACAGCCACTTTGTCGTCAGCCTTACCCCCTTTTTATACGGTTTGTCGGGTTTATGCTGAGAAAGGTACGCTGTCAGTTTAGCCTTCGCCGATCTGACTTCGGGCGGATCATAGAATATCGGCTTGCCGTGAGAAACCGTTACTTTGTGTTCCTGTGCCGTTACCGTAGGCGGTATCATCGGCATAAAAAATTCAGTCTTCATCATCGACCTCCTCAAAATCTACACCGTGCCATTGGCGAGTTGTGCCGTCATATATCACTGCGCCCGACTGTTTGACTATATCCCAGACATACTTAAGAACTTCTGGCTGTTTGACGAGCCACCATAGTGTCCTTGCTTTTCTGTAATCAAAATCCTCATCGGGAATCTTGTGAAACAGCGGCGGCATTTTTTTAGCTGCCTCGATTATAGCTTGTCTTGCTTTGCTTGTTTTTGCCATTTAAGTTTGCACCTCCTCGTGTGCGTCATTATTCAAAATACTTTCTGTCGGGCTACCTCTGCCCCGACAGAAGTATTGTTTATAATAATAGATTTTCCCTGACAGTGAAAATCTCGATAATTCACCGACTTTTTCACTCTGTAGGGAAAGTGAAAATTCTCGACTTTTTCCCTGACAGTGAAAGAAATTTTCTCGACATTTTCCCTGTCAGGGAAAATGAAAATCACCGAGATTTTCCCTCGCAGTGAAAGTTTTCACTTCGACTTTTTCCCTACCTCGTTATCGTCAATCCAGAAACCGCCGTGCTCTTTTATACGGTTTCGGACCGTCTTTTCGGTCACGCCCATATACTCGGCCATACCGGATAAAGTAACCTTGCCGTCAATCATGCAAGCATCAAATGCCGTTTCGAGCGATTCTTTACGCTCGTCCTTACGTTCCTTTTCGGTCTTTTTCTTGCTGAAATTCTTTTGCCAGCCTACTGCTCTGCCGTCATCGGGCTGTATGTCTTTTAATACGTCGGTCTTGTCTATACGATGAACGGGATAATCAAACCAAACGTTCACCGGCGGGAACTTCGGGAACTCTCGGAGCGTGCCTTCTATACGCCACGCTGTACGGCTCTCTGTGCGTTTTTCACACTTGGTAATGAAATCACACACATGCTTATAATCTGCGTCCGGCACAGCGTTTCTGAGTGCTTCACGCATCTGCTTTGCACTGCATATATCATCCTGTGAAACATCGTCTTCGTGTCCGCATTTCTTCAGCCGGTCATAGCATATCTTGCAGGTCATCTTGTCTTTTTCGTGCTTTATTATGCTGTCGGTAAGCTCCAGCTCCGTAAGGTCAAGCAGTGCATCGGGATCTCTTGCGAATACACCTGAACCCGAGGCTCTGTCCATTGAACGCTTACCGCCCTGTGCACCTTTTGAATGGTGATGACAGTATATAACTGCACAGCCAAGCTCCGTGCATACCTTATCAAACTGATTGCAGAAATGCGCCATCTGATCTGCGCTGTTCTCGTCACCGGTAATAACCTTATAAATCGGGTCTATGATAATGGCGATATAGTTCTTCTTGCTCGCACGGCGGATAAGTTTCGGTGCGAGCTTGTCCATCGGCACAGACTTACCTCTTAGGTTCCATATATCAATATTACTAAGATTTTGAGGTTCCCAGCCAAGTGTTGTATATACATCTTTGAAACGGTGCAGGCAGGAAGCCCTGTCAAGCTCAAGATTTACATACAACACCCTACCTTTGGTACAGTTCCAGCCAAGCCATTCTTTGCCTTCCGCTATTGCACAGCACATTTCTATAAGAGCATACGACTTACCCGCCTTTGACGGTCCTGCGATAAGCATTTTATGTCCCTGTCTGAGTATACCATCAATAAGTGGCGGTGCAAGTTCCGGAAGATTGTTCCACGCATCAGCCATGCTCTCGGTATCGGGCAGGTCGTCATTTACACTTTCTATCCATTCCCGCCACTCACCCCAACCGTTTTTACCGATGTCTGTATCAACTATGTACTGCCTGTTTTCACCACGCTGAACACCGGGAAGACGTGATAATCTTGACGGATTACGATTCTGCGTATCGGGTGACAGTCCGTTTTTCTGACATATCTGATACAGAAAATCTACACGTTTACGGTATTCATCGTAATTTGCGGCATCTACCTTTACAATAGCGTGCAGTGACTTCTTTCCGCTGTACACAAGCACAGCTACGGGCAGTTCAAGCTCGCAGATGATTGCGTGCTGTTTTTCTATATCTACATTGTCGCTTTCGACAAGCGCATATCTGTATTCGGTTACGTTTTCATTCTTTACGCCTTTGCCGTCAAGAGGATTGAAACGTATCCACGCCCCCGCCTGAGTGTTGTAATCACCGAGAACAGAGCCTATATCGCCGTCACACTGCGACAATGATTCGATAAGCTGACCTGCCGTGCGGTCATAATAGCCCTTGTTGGCAGGGATGAATTTACCGTCTTTTTCGTAGCTTTGCACAACATATCCGACATTTTCGCTCTGCTCGAATAATGCTTCAAGGTATCTGATTATTTCTCTGTGAGGCTGCCAGTCTGTCGGAGCGTTTATTTCTTTGCCCTCTATCCAGTTTTTGTTTACAACAACGTGTTCATCGTGATGTTCGTATGATATTTCATCGTCCCAGTCAAGCTCACGTTCTTCTCCCGTGCCGAACATCATTCCTCTGTCCTTAGCCATCTGAACTATGGTAGCGCCCGTGACAGGCGAGGAAGAGCCGTTGAAGCTCTCCCATTTCTTTTCACATTCGCCTTTATGGTATCTGTTGTCATTTGCCGACCAGTTATCCCATACGGTAACGGAATAGCCCTCTTCTTTGAGTGCCATACCGACATTCACCCACTCCTGATAGGAAAGGTCTGACGGGCTTATATATTTAAGTGCTTCGTTAAGATCAAAATCAAATTCCGACATCTGAATTATTCACCACCTTCGGTTCATAGCTTGCAGGATCTATTCCGTTCGGAACGTGCCAGTTGTTAGCCGCTATTCTGTCAATCAGATTTCTTGCACTTTCAAACTGCCATGTGCCGACGTGCTTAAAGCCCCGGCTTTCGAGAAAACGTATCTGCTTCGGTGTTGTAAGACCGAGAGTGCGCCGTTTGCCGAGCCTGTCCAGCAAAAGCTGAGCTTTACCGGCATTGTCAATCTCATCGGGGAATATACCGAGCTTTTCGAGCGTTGTTTTCTGCTTGTCCGACGGAGGAGAACACTCCCAGCCGAATGCTGGAACATAGGAAGATAAGTCTTCCGCCTGAATGCTCATTTCATACTGGAGAGGATCTACAAGTTTTCTCTTTCGTTTTTTCATTTCCGCAAGCTGTTTTGCAAGCGCTTCCTCACGCTGAGCAACTACATCTTCTTTTGCCTTTTCTTCCGCCTGTTCAATATCAACCGGCATACCTGCCGCCGCAATATTTTCGGTCATCTTTTCGGCAACTTCAGGGCTTTCACATATCAGATGTGCAGGACGGCACAGCTCGTGCCTTTCTGTGTGCCACAAAAAGTCAAGCAGCAACAGATCTTTCTTACCCTCACAAAGCCTTGTTCCTCTGCCGACCATCTGACAGTACAGCCCTCTTACCTTAGTAGGTCTGAGAACTATTACGCAATCAACGCTTGGACAGTCCCAGCCTTCAGTCAGAAGCATTGAATTACACAGCACATTATATTTACCGCTATCGAAATCAGCAAGAACAGTACCTCTGTCAATGCTGTTTCCGTTGACTTCTGCCGAGCGGAAGCCTTTTTCGTTAAGTATCTTGCAGAATTTCTGACTCGTTTTTATAAGCGGCAGAAATACTACCGTTTTACGTTCCTTGCAATATTTCAGCATTTCATCCGCTATCTGATACAGATAAGGGTCAAGAGCCGTGTCAATGTCACTCGCCTTATAATCTCCTGCCTGCGTACCGACACCTGTCAGATCGAGTTTCAGAGGAATGGTGAGTGCCTTTATCGGTGAAAGATACCCTTCTTTGATAGCTCTCGGCAAAGTATATTCATACGCCAGGCTGTCGAATACCTGTCCGAGATTTTTCATATCTCCTCTGTCCGGTGTTGCCGTAACTCCGAGTACCTTTGCTTCATCAAAATATCCGAGTATCTTCTGATAGCTGTCCGAAATGGAATGATGTGCTTCATCAATTATGATCGTATTGAAATAGTCTTTTGAAAATTGTGCAAGTCGCTTTTCTCTCATAAGCGACTGTACAGAGCCTACCGTTATACGATACCATGAGCCTATACAGCTTTCTTCCGCCTTTTCTACAGCACAGCCAAGCCCGCAGGCATTCAGTATCTTGTCCGCCGCCTGTTCAAGCAGTTCGCCCCTGTGCGCAAGTATAAGTACCCTTTCTCCGTTGCGGACACGGTCTTCTGCGATTTTTGCAAAAACTATCGTTTTACCGCAACCCGTAGGCAGTACGAGCAGGGTTTTTGAATTACCCTGCTCCCACTGTGAAAGTACCGCTGTTTTGGCTTCTTTCTGATACGGTCTTAATTCCATCAGAATTTACCCGGTGTAAATACACCCGCCTGAGAGCTTGCAGGTGCCTGAGAAACAGTCTGTGCCGGTGACGGCTCATAGAATTTTTTTATTCTGTTAGACTGCATTTCTTCGCCGTTCTTGTTCTTCCAAGTATCTATGTACACCTTGCAACGTCCTTTGGCACCGATGACGTTGTTCCAGTTCATGCGAAGCGGTTCGCCGTGTTTCTTCTGACCTATGCCGATAAAGAATGCCGAAAGCATACCCTCGCACTTGCTGTGCAAAAACAGATTATGCTGAATTGTAGTTGAGCCTTCCGGAGCATCTATATGAATAGATACTACAGCCTTGTTGCAAGGGGGAAGTTTTTCGCTTCCCTCATGCCTTGCACGCTCGAAACCTGTTATCGTAAAGTCGTAGTCACCTGCGGGAAGAAGCGTAAAATCGCTTTCTTTCTCGATCACGTCATCCCAGCCTAATTCTTTTTCAAATTCACTCATATGTTATTTCTCCTTTCGTTTATCAGAACGGGTACGCCTCGTTCTCATAGTCTGTCATAAGCATTTCCGTTATCATTGCTTTTACCTGCTCCCATGCCCCGATAAGCACGCCCTCGATAAATTCCTTGGGATAGTCCTTTATCGGCATATCGGCAGGGAAATAGCCCTTGCTTGCTACTGCCGCTCTTATCTGCTCTTCCGTTATGCTGTTTGCGGTCATAAGGTCTGCAAGAACTTTGGGTATGCCTGAGTTTTCCTGCGTTATTGCCGGTGCAGGAGCCGGCGTTACATTATCATTCGTGGCGGTTGTTGCGTTTTCTGCGGCTGCCACTTTTGCAACAGGCGCAGTCTGAACGGTAGCGGCAGGCTGTGCGGCAACATTTCTTTCGATAATGTGCTTTATCTGCCCGTACTCCATCGGAATTTCTTCGGGCAAACCGTAACGGTTCTTTGCGTCCCAGCAGGGATGATGTGACGTGTACATTATGCGTCTGCCGCCCTGTGCCTTATGCTTTTTGCCGTCCTTATCAACCGCTACCGAAATAGTCTTGTAGTTTGCGAAAAGCACCATATCAGCCCATTCTTTAACAAGAGGAGATATAAGATTGGTTGTCTTCTTGCCGAGCTTCAGTTCCCAGCGGTCATAGCTTCCGAGCTCATCGGGCTGTTCAAACTTTCTGAGAATAGCGTGAGCCGTAAGTACAACGTTAACTCCGGCTTCGATAACATCTTCAAGCAGATTAAGGAACCTGCCGAACTCTTCCTTTTCGTATACATAGCCGTTGCCATAGCCGAAATCCTCGATACCCTTTTTGTCGTACTTATCGCAGATAGACTTGATACAAAGCTGTTCCGCCCAGTCTATCGTATCAATTATAAGCGTAGCACAAGGCTTATTGAGCTTGACATACTCAATCTGGCTCTTAAGCAGCTCCCACGATGTCGGTTTATCAAAACGGGCAACGTCCATTTCCTTTGTACTGCCTTCGGTGTCGATGAATAACGGATCGGGAAACTGCGATGCAAATGTTGACTTGCCTATTCCCTCAGGGCCGTATATAACCACCTTCTTGGCGGTTTCGATTCTGCCTTTAGTGATGTTCATTGTTGTACTCATCAGAATGTACCTGCCTTCCATGTTGTAGTTTCTTTCTTTTCAACCGGCTTTGAATAGCCGTCCTCGATTATGATACTGCACTCGTCACCCGTGCTTACTCTTGTGGCGATTGCCTGTAAGCCCTCGCTTTCAAGCCATCTGCCAAAGTCGTTCAGCGTATCGGTATCCATCTGTTCCAGCTTGTCTATAAGCACAAATCCGCAATTAGGATTGAGCTTGCGGACAATTGCGGTCGCAACCTTGAGCTGTTCCGAGCCGGACATATTATCCCATTTAAAACCGTTGTATGTAAGCTCGCCGTTATCTACCGACAAGCCCTCAAGCGGTAAGTCTGCACCGTCAAGAAGATCTGTTTTAGCTTTTCTGACAGACTGTATTTCTTCGGTAAGCTGTATATACTGAGTTTTATACGCTTCAGCGTCAAGCTCAGCTTTTTCACGGTCAAGATTTGCACGGACCTTTGCGTTTATCTGCTCAATGTCTGCTATACTCTGTTCAAGCTCTGCCGTGCTCTCGTCTGCAAGGTCTTCAGCGTCACGATGTGCGGTTTCAGCGTTTGCCGTTGCTGTTTCAAGTCTTGCCTGTGCTTCTTCGTATGCCTTCCGAGCCAACTCAAGTTCTCTGTCGTACTGCTCTCTGAGCTGTCTTTTACGCTGATTTTCGCCGTTTCTTGCAAGAATATCCTGCTGCTGTCTGATAAGCTCGGTTGCTGACACAAACTCTTTCGGAGCATCTGCGAATACCGGCATTTCCTTAGCGTATTTCTTCTTCTGATCCGCTATCTGACCGATAGTGTGACGCTGATTGTACAGCTTCTGTTCTTCGGTTTCAAGCTCGTACAGCTTATCGCCTACACCGATTATTCTGAGGAGAGTATCCGCCTTTTCCTTGCTTGACCGGTCGAGAAACTTAGGAAGATCAAGCGCAAACTGTTCTACGAATTCGTTGAGCAGCTGCTGACCGCCCTTGTTGCCGTCCGGATCAATAACCTTGAGCGTACTGTTATTGCCGCTCCTGACTACCTTTATACCGTTGCTGAGCGTAACTTCCATGTGAGGCGAAATCACAGAGCCTTCCCGCACAGCCTGTGACGGTTTCAGCCTGTCACCGCCGAGTGCCCATGCGATAGCGTCAAGCACCGATGTCTTGCCCTGATTGTTCTTACCGCCGATTATCATAAGACCGTTCTCGGCAGGCGTTAACTGTACCGCTTTTACTCGCTTGACATTTTCAATTTCAAGCGAACTGATTTTTACTGACATTTGGTTTTTCCTCCTTATAACTTAGCAATCAAATCCCCGCACGCATTCAGAGCGGAATGGAAAGCCTTTATATAACTGCTGCGTTCATTTTCTGACGCATTGCTTACAAGCTCTAACGCTTCATTGAATTCACGCTGTATATTTTTCAGATGAATCTTGAAGATTTCTTTACCGTTACCACTTGCTTCTTCGTGTGCAATCGATTGCACTTTTTTCTTTTCATCAGCAAGCTTTTTATCGTATTCCGCTCTTGCGGCAGCTTCGGCTTCTGCTCTTATTTTTGCAATATCCTCGACCGACGGTTCGGCAACTGCTACTTCAACAGGACGCTTTTCAAGTTCAGCTATCTGTAACTTCAGCTTTTCATTTTCTTCAGCGGTTCGCCGCATAGCATTTCCTGTATCGTCAAGCCGTGCTTGCAACGAATTGATTCTGCTGTCTTTATCCTTGTCACTGTCAGTTACTGATGTAAACTCAAAGCGTAATTGTTCGTTTTTATCGGTAAGCTCCTTTATCTTTTCCTTAAGCTCTCTCACTGACATCTCTTCGGCTTTGCCGCTCTCTATAAGCTCCTCACGTTCCTCTTTGCCGAGAGATTTAAGAGCTATTAGTTTGGTACTACCGAGATACGCAAGTCTGGAAAGATCATCTATCTTGTACTGTTCAACAAGTGATATGAGATTATAAGCCTGTCTTTTTCCCGTCTTTGTGGCATTTTCGCAGTATTCGGCAAAATCGGAATATCCGAGTTCTGCATAAAGCCGCCTATCTCTGATTTCTTTAAGATCTATGGCAATCTGCGTTAAAGACTGAGCTGCAACCTGTTCCTGAATCATCAGATCCTGATGCACCGCCTGAGCCTGCTGATACAGTGTAAGTTGTTCGGTCATGCTGTTTTCCTCCTTGATTTTGTTTTTGATTTTTTCGCCGCAATACCGTCAAGGTACTGCTGATATTTCTTCTCTACATTGATTATTTCTTGTGGCTTTTCCTGCCCGCCGTTTACAACCCAGTTGTTTTTATAACCTCTGCACTGGACTATTTTATAGTCGTTTGATACCTCCATCGTGTAGTACGGCTCGTCCGGTGCGGATTTTCGGCGAAGAAACATAATTGTCAGCTTGCCGGTTGCGTGTCTTTCGGCGTAGCCGCCGACACAATGGCTTAGTTTCTGACCTTCGGCAATTATTTCGTCTGTGCTGACGGGCTGACGGATAAAGTAATCACCAATCGAAAATTCAAGTATCTTTCGCTTTAATTTCAAAGTGTTCAGCTGCTTGGCCAGTTTAGCGTTTTTCTTTGCTTTTTCTTCAAGCTCCCGTGCCTGTCGCATAGCTTCTGCACGGTCGTGAGCCGCTTTAAGATTTTTCGGAAAGCATATCTGTCTGTCGCTGAAATCGGCGTTGAAGCTCTGCATTATACGGACATAATCCGAATAATCGTTGATATATACATTCTGCTTTAAAATGTACTTTGCAATTTCGTATTTGTCGGTCTTGAGTTTCTTCTTGAGGCTGTCGAGTATACCAAATGAATATCCTATATGTTTATTTGTTTCTATAAGACGGTCAAGGTTGGTAATCTTGGGGAATTCTTCTTTTATTCTAAGATAGTCTCTGTACCCGATTCGTCTTTTGCGGATCGCCCGCATAACATCTTTTGTTACGCCGAACATTTTGTGCGGTTCGGTTTCGGCCCAGTCGATCATGTCTTCGTTGTACTTAACACTGCCATATAAGCCACACTTAATTAGTGCCTCAACATTTTTGTGTGCCTGCCAGAATTTCAGATATGATATGCTTCCGAAGTTCTCGCTTATTGCCGAATGAGCACAAGCTGTTCCTTTTAATGCAGGAAAATTAACAAAGCTGTAACCGCTATAATTGGGGAATACAGGCTCGCTAAATTTTGCTCGCAGCCACCAGCCTGTCACTACCTTTGTGTAGTAACCGTTTTTACTCTCCCATGCGTATTTAGGGCCATAACGGAACGCCTGATTTGCCGTGAACAAATACCGCTGAACCTCATTGATTGCGATATGCGGCATAATTTCACGAGCATTAAAAAACAGCGTAACCGTATAAAACCGTATGTACAGATTATCGGTCTTGTCGTCTGACAGAAACACTCCGACATTTGATTTGCACTCAACAACCGAGCCGTGAAAGTTGTGATAATTGTATATCGCAGTGACAGTTTCGTCACAGCTTGTGCAAAAAGTAGTCTGCCTATGTTTAACTGAGCTGTCATACTCACCGGGATACAGCTTTTCTTCGCATGCCGTGCAATATGCTGTGCCGTCATTATCTATAATAAGATACTTAATCGGCAATGTCTTTCTAAGCTCACGTTCAAGCTCTGCTGTAAGCGGCGGGAAAATGTCTGTATAGCTTTCGGCATCTTTTCTTGTCATGCTGCACCTCAGAAGTCGAGCAGGCTGTCAAGGTCAAGCTGTAGCTTGCCGCTGCCTGCTTCTGTGGACGTTTCGTTGTTGCTGAATCCGCCGTCACCGAGATCAAGCGTCATAGTGCATTTGATGTCAGCACCGGGAAAGTAAAACGCTACTGCACGCTTGTATACATCGAGATCTTCGAGACTTGCGCCTGCACCTTTGACCGTTGCCTTGAGGCAGTCGGCAAAAGACTTGCCTGACTGCTCTATGGCCTGTTTAAACTCTGCATTCTGCTCACAGAACTTGCAGATAGTCCTTAAAACAGCGTTTTTTACTTCTGTTTCATACTTGCCGAGCTTTGCGTCTTTCAGTTCGGCTGTAAGTTTTTCTTTGATACTCATATTGACTTTTTCTCCTGCCAGTGTTATACTGGTCTTGCATAAATATTTGTTTTTGCCGCCTTCGGGCGGCTCTTTTTTTATTCTTCTTCGATGTCCTCAACATCATATCCGCACTCCGGACAACACGGTAATGTTTCCCAAGCCGGCGCACCGTGACATTCTCCTCGATACTCGGTGTAATGTCCGAGTTCCGAGGACGAGCCTGTCCAGTCGCAACGTTCGCATTTATACATCGTCTTCGTCCTCCTCGTCAATCATCTCGACTTCATCGACAACACCGACAAGAGCATTGACAAGTGCCATTGCCTCGTTTATCGCATCAAACGTAGCTGTTACCTTGTACTTCATTTCTTCTTCTCCCTCTTTCTTCGTATCTCCGCCACCTCCCTTGCCCGGCGGTAGTTTTGCTGTTGCTCAATTGTGGCTCTCGCCTTCCAGGCAACATACTCGCCATACGTCATGCCGTGATCGGTGGCTTCTTTGGCGATTTGCTCAAGATCTGTCATCGTGTCCGCCTCCTATCATATCTCTATACCATACCTTCATAAGCCATCCCAGCCCGTACCAGACCGCAACAGCGACTATTGCAACGGGGAGCATTTCGCCGCCGACCGCACGATAGCCCCTCTGGGCGTAAGCCAGTGCCGACAGCGGAACATATACCGCTATGCCTGCAAATGCTGTCACCCATATTCGCAACAACTGCGCAACAACGTAGGCGATTATCTTAGCTATTTTCATTTCTACCTCCTGTAAGGCTTGTCCTTTTTTGGACTTCCTTGTTTTTATCAATAGTTTGCGCTCGCCTTTTCGAGTGCTTCACGTCTTGCCTGTTTTTCGAGCAGTTCATAACAGAGATCCGATAATCTCTGCCGCTGTGCTTCCAGTTCTTCCGGTGTCTTATCACGGTAGCAGTCGTCGCATATCTTGATATGCGTGTGACCTATGTAGTAGTCCTTTACTACATGACCGTCAGGTACGGGTCCGTATTTTTTCATAGTATCACCTCCTTCATATATGTATGTGATTTGTGGGTTGTCTTATAGCTATCACACATTCTGAGTAATCTATGGTTCAATAAGCCACATCAGACTTATTTCTCCATCTCATACAGCAATTCACCGTCAAGTGTCCAAAACTGCATAACCTCTATATACGGGTTATTTTCCGTTCCCGCACCCTTTATGCTTTTCGTGACTATAAGCTGTTCACACTTTTTTGAACCCACCTTCCTCACCTCCTCTGTTTGTTGCGGTTGTCTCTTTTAGGAGCTTATATTTCACTGAGTAAGGAATCAACTGAACAGTCTAATATTTCAGCTAATTTCTTCAGCTTTATGATATCAGGTTTTCTTGCTCCTGTTTCCCACATCCCAATAGTAGACTTACTGACATTCAGTAAATTAGCCAAATTTTCTTGAGTAAGTCCCTTTTTTAACCTGTATTTTTTTATCGTAGTTGACATTGTTTCACCTCCTTCTGTCTTCCTTCTGTGGATATTATATCACATATAGCAGACTTGTCAACGGTTTTATGCACAATTCGTGGACTTGCACAAAACGCAAAGTTTTTTATTGACATTTTTCACAAAGCGTGATACTATGTTCACAAGGAGTGATTTTTAATGATTTCTACGAAAATAAAAGACCTAAGAATAAAAAATGATATTACTCAAGAACAATTATCTAAGGAACTTAGTGTTGCAAAAAGCACAATCGGTATGTGGGAAAATGGTCGCAGAGAGCCGGACATTGACATGATCAAGAAAATTGCAAAATATTTCAAATGTCCTGTTTCATCATTACTCGACGATAAAATTACCTTAAACTTCGTTCCTCACGAAATTGATGAAGATGATGCTTTAATAAAATGTCCTATATGCGATTATGAAATAACGCATTTTGAGGGAACTAAAACTATTTGTTTTGACAACCAAAAAAGCGATGGTATAGCACTTGAATTTTCTTGTGAAGACGGTCATAGGTTTTATCTTATAATAGAAAGTTTCAAAGGCAATTCTTATGCTGTTTTCACTGATGAAACTTGTTCAACATTTAAACCATTAAGTCATGTTTTTGAAAACACACCAATTTCATTAAGTAATTTATGGAATATTACCAATAATAAAAAATATCAATCTTTAGACGCTTTCGGCAAAAAAGCAGTTGATGGACTTCTTGACATTGAATACGATAGAGTATCAAAGTCTAAAAAGCCCACTTTTATGTTTTCTCATTTTAGCATTAATAAAGTATCGGCGGGTTGTGGTTATTCACTTGACGATCCTGATCAATGGAAATCTTTAAGAGTAATCGATAATGAAGTTGCACGAAGAGCAGATTTTGCAGTTGAAATAGACGGTCATAGCATGGAGCCGACCTATTCAGACGGAGATATTGTTTATATTGTGCAAACTAATGAAGTTCCAAAAGGAAAAATAGGTTTATTCATTCAGAACGGAAAAGGTTACATAAAAGAAGCTGGGGAAAACTGTTTAGTATCCCACAACAAAGAATACAAGAACATATATCCGTCAGACGGTAATATCGAATGCATTGGCAGAGTTATAGGGG